CTGAAGCAGTAACAGCAGATGCGGTTATGTTAGCAACTGAAATACCTACTACTGTATCAAATGAGTCAGCAGTAAATAATGTTGCAGCAGCCGTACCTATGTCGTTGCTTGTGTATCTTCTAAAGTTTTGTGCCATATGTTCTCCTTATTATAATGCGATTGCCATAGCAATAGCAAATCCTGCACTTGCTGCGTCTATATTTGTTAATTGACTACCATCTACAGCAGGTAATTTTGCTGATCCGTCTAATTGTACTATATTATTAGCTGAAGTTCCAACATTCAAAGTAGCTGCTGTTCCTAGACCAGTAATTTTAGTATTAGAAATAGAATTTACTTCTAGGTTAATAGTTCCTGAAGAAGTAATAGGCGAATTTGTTACAGTAAATTCAGAAGAACCAGAATCAGCTATTGCAACTGAAGTTACTGTTCCACCTGAACTTGGAAATACTTGTGTATATGATATAGCACTAGAACCTAATGTTGCACTAGCATCAGTTGTGCATAAATATAAATCATCAGCATTAGTAGATCCTTCTGATATTAAAATTAATTGTCCAGCTAATTCTGTTATTGTATCAAATTCTGGATCTCTTGAAGCAGCTCCTGATGCTACAACAATATATAAACCATTTTGTGATGCAGTAGATTGATTCTTTAATAATACTCTATCACCAGTTACTAATGTAACACCATCTATGGTATCGCCATTTTCTAATTCAGAAGCAATTACAACATTGGCAGTTGAACCAACTCTAGCAACAGCTCTTGTTCTAAGTCCAGCAACTAAATTATCAACATAGTTTTTGGTAGCAGCTTCAGAAGAAGCTGAAGGATCACCTAGTCCTGTAATTGAACCACCAGTTAAAGTTACATTGTTTGCATTTTGTGTTGCAATTGTTCCTAGTCCTAAAGTAGTTCTTTGTGCTGACGCATCTGCATCATCTAGTAATGCTTTACCAGCAGTTGTTAAATCATAAGTTCCTGCTGTGCCTGAACCTGTAAATTGAATACCTTTATTTGCTGCAGAAGTTAATCCTGCAATAGCTGCAAGTTCAGGATCATATGCTTGAACATCTGTTCCTATTGCTACACCTAAATTTGTTCTAGCAGTAGAAGTATTAGTTAAGTCGGATAAGTTATTTGCTTTAACTAATTTAGCATCTAATTGAGTTTGAATATTAGATGATACGTTATTAAGATAACCAAATTCTGTATTAGATATTGTACCATCATGAATTTTTGTTGCATCAATTGCAGCAGAAGCATTTATATCTGCATTAACAATTGTGCCGTCTGCAATCTTTGCAGAAGTAACTTGTGAATCACCTATCTTAGCAGTAGTAATTTGAGAGTCTGCAATATGTTGAGTATCAATAGAACCATCTACATAATGTTCTGAATTTATACTATCATCAGCAATTTTAGTTCCATCTACAGCATCTGCTGCTAACTTAGCAGTAGTAACTGATCCGTTTGCTAATACTGCAGTACTTACTACTCCTTCTGGAATAGAATTATTTGTTGCAGACAAAGCTGCTACAGAAATTTCTATAGCTTCATTTTGTAATGAACCAGAATCCCATGTAACAACTACTGATGTATTTGTTGAAAAAGATGATGAACTAATAGTTCCATAAATAGTACCAGTAGTTGAACCAGTTGCTCTAACTCTACGACCAGCATGATAAAAAGAAGTTACGTCTGAACCAGCTACAGTAAATGTAGTTGCACTTACATAAGCAAAAGTAAATGCACTATCTCCATCACCATAGATTACCCATTGTGAATCGTTATACCATTCTCTTGTGTCTGCTAAAATTGCTCTTAATGCATTATTAAGACTAGAAGGAAGCATACCTTCTACAATTGATACACCACCTACTGCTGTATTACTTGCTGCTGTTGTTGAATAATCTTTAATACCTGCCATATATTACCCCATGAACCATGCAAAAACTTTGTCTGTTTCTACATTATTTTTGTTAATTAGACTATTTACTGATTCTTCCAATTGTCTTTGAAAAAATTCTTGTGTTTCAAAAGAATATCGTACATTGTCAATATCTCTTTCAATAACATCTGCCATTATCTAGTACCTGCTTCACTTGCTATTATATCAATACCTTGAGCATGATTCCAGTCTGTACCTGCTGAAACTTTAACATTAGCTCTAACATATCTACCAGAAGCTCTAACAGGGTTTAATCCACTAGCATTAGTAGTTCCTGCAATAGACTCAACTGGGGTATTAGATAGTTTTTCTCTTGTTTTAATAGTTACTGTAGTATCTGCATCTACAATTGGTCTAACTCCAATAATCTTAATTCGTTTACCAGGAACAACTTCTAATTCATCTGTTTCAATTTCAACATCTAATGGTTTACCTGAAAATATGGCTGCTTTAAAGTTATTGTTAATAGCTCCTAAATATAACTGACCACCTAACCAAAAATCAGTATCTAATGAAATATTAATATCTTCTAGGTTTTGAGATATAACATCCATAGTTTCAACTGTGTATGCTCCAAAAAATTGTGTAAAAATAGTAGATGCTGCTTCATCAGCATATGTCCATTTTTGTGTAACATAATTATATATTAATAATGAGTCTGGACTACCATCAGTACTTCTTTTAGAAACATATGACCAAATAGCTAATTGGTTAAATGGATCTACAGCTGCACTAATTCTATCTGTATATGCCTTGTTTAAATCATTATCAAAATGACGATTTACTTTTTCTGCACCAATTGGAATTAGTGTATCTCCACTAATTTGATAAAATCCATCATCAGAATAAAAAAATATATTTCTATCGTTTTGTGTAACAGTTCTACCATAAACTGCACCACGATTAGATGATATAACTGAAAATCTAAATATAGTTGAACCACCTACAAAGTCCATACGAATAATTTGGTTTTGTCTAAATATATATCCTACTTCTCCAGAAGTAATATGAACTATTTGTCCACCAGAACCTGGAAGATCTTGGAAATCAGCAGATAATTTTCCTGGAGTCCATGTACCAATATCATTAATTCCAGACCATTGAACTCTATTAGTATTATTAGGTTGTGAACCTGTAACTAAAAAATCTCTTATAACTCCACTAACTCTAAATACAGGTGGTGTTCCTTCTGTTGCAATTGTAGATAAATTTGCAAAGTTAGTTGATGTACCCATTAAATAATATTGAGGTGCATCTATACCATTGCTTACAACTACATAATTACCAAATTGTGTGAAAGTAAAATAATCTGTACTATCTCCAGTTAAACCAGATTTTCTTGAAGTAAATGTACCAGAAGTTAATTGAAATATATCAGAACTTGTAGCAACAAAGTTAAATACGTTATTAGATCCATCTCTAAAAGAACCAGCTCCTAAACAAATAGAACCTATATCATTAGATGAATAAGCAACTAAACTTTTAACAGGTTTGTAAGATTGTTTAGCATGATAAACATTCTTAGCTATATTAGCTCCATTTTTTAAATGATTGGGTTGATCTGGTAGCCATTCTCCAAAAGGAATTTGCATATCTACCTCTTTCTATAAAATGATAAATCAGTACTTACGTCTGTTCGTTGTGTAACTGGTGATCCACCATAACTATCTTGTCTGTCATTATTTTCGCATCTCTCTAATGCCATACTATACATGTTTAACCATTGAGATGCTTGGTTAGGATCCATGCCACCTAAAAAATTACTAGCATGATATAAACTTCCATAAAGATAAATTGCTGGATGTGCAGATAAAATATAGTTACTTGCAACAGATGCAGATAAACTATCAAATGCTTTGTAATATTGAAGATAACCTGTATAAGATCCATCTGGTGCTGGTGCAAATCTAAATTGTTCAACACCATTATCTGATTGTATAGAATATACTCTAGGTAAACCGCTAGTTGAACCACCTTTAATTTTTGTTAAGTTAGCAGGAGTAATATATTCTAAATTATATTTGGTACTTCCTGATAATATATAGAAAGATCGTACTGCAATAAAACCAACAGGAACAGTTATATTTTCTGCATTAATGGTAACAGTATCTATTTGTTCCATTTGTCTTATTCTTAACTTAGCATTAAAATCAGCTTCAGTTAAAGCAATAAAATCTCCAGCAATTTCT